GAAGTTTCGGAAGAAGCAAAAGAAGAATTAGCAGAAGAAGCTGATGTTGCTGATTGGAAAGGTATGGAAATTAGAATTAAAAATTTAGAAGATGCGGTAGCTGATTTAAAAGCTGACAAAGTAGAAGCGTCTGCTGAATTATCTGAAGAAGTAGAAGAAGATAAAACAGAAATGAGTTCAGAATTAATTGGTGATTTAACAACACAAATTGAAGAACTTAAAAGTAAAATAGTTGAATTAAGCAACGAACCTGCAACGGAAGGTATCACATACAATCCTGAGGGGGAACACTTCAACTCTACTATTGATTTAAAAAAACTGTCTACTAAAGAGAGGGCAGCATATTACATTAACAATAAATAATTTTAAAAATGGCAAATAATAAATATAATTTAAGTAAAGATTATCAGTTTGATATTACCGTAACTGATAACACCTATGCAGGTAAATTAGCTTTGCCTTATGTGACTGCTGCAGTCAAATCTCCTGACACGATTGCAAAAGGATATGTAAGACAAATAGACGGTTTAAATAGTAAAGCAGTAATATCTAACTTAGGAGTTTCTGACCCTGTGGTGGCTGCTGCTTGTGCTTTTTCATCAGGTAATGATACATCTTTAACTGAGCAAGTTTTAACGCTTACTGATATGAAGGTAAATGAAGAAATTTGTAGAGGAACAATTTTTCCTACTTGGATTGGCGAAAATATGGATAGAAATGGGAATCTTCCAGGAACATTTGAGGACTTTTTATTATCAGCAGTTGCAGGAAAAGCAGGTGCTCATATAGAAAATATGATTTGGAAAGGTTCTTCACCTTTTGGAACAGGTTTCTTATCTAATGATGGAACACAAGATGAAGCAGGTGCAGATGCAAGTCAATTAAAAGATTTTACAGAAGTGGATTTTGCAAATGCTCTAGCTGCATCAGACATCTTAACTGATATGGCTTCTGTTTATGATGCTGCAGTTGGTATTGCAGGTTTAACATCTAAGCCTGGATTTGGTTTCTATATGAACTCTAAAACTTATGCTTTCTTAATTCAAGCATTAGCTAACGCAGGTTCTAATCAAGGTATTAACAGCTTAGGTGTTGCACAATCATTTGAAGGAATTACTTACTTTGGATTTCCAATTTACGTATGTCCTGGAATGTTTAATGATGTTATCGTTGCAACTTACAGAGAAAACTTAGTATTTGGAACTAACCTAGCTACTGATTGGACAGAAGCAAGAGTTATACCAACTTACCAATTCGATGGTTCAGACAACGTAAGAATTGTAATGAACTTTGCATTAGGCGTACAATGTGCGGTTGCTGCTGATGGTGTATATGGTTCAACTGTTTGGACTTAATAGATACTTTAAATGGGGAGTTGTAATATACTCCCCTTTTATTAACCTTATAATAAATAATAATTATGGCTTGTAATATTACAAGAGGACGAAAAATCGATTGTAAAGATAGTATAGGTGGCTTGAAGGCAATTTATATTTGTAAAAACTACAATACTAATATTTCTGCTGTTGCAACTATCAATACTACGGAAATGAACCCTGCAGGTTTTGCTACTTGGAGTGGGCAATCAGGTTCGGCTACAACAGTATTTAAGTATGACTTAGTGCCTAACTTATCTAGTATGACTGTGAATATAAATTCTGATAATGCTAATGGAACTACATTCTTTAATCAAACTTTATCTGTTACACTACAAAAGATTGACCACGATATGACTAATGAACTTAGGTTAATGGCGTATGCAAGAAGTCAAATCTTTGTTCAAGATGAAAATGACAATGTATTCTTACTAGGAATTGATGGTGGTTGCTATGTAACAGGCGGAACTGTTATTACAGGAACAGCAAAAGGTGACTTAACAGGATACACAATAGAATGGGGTGCAGAAGAAAGAAATGCTTTAATTCAGATACCAGCAGGTGTGAGTGCAGCAGATGCTAAATATCCGTTTGATGGACTTTCTGATGATAGTGCTTTAACTATTACAGCAGGAACTTAATCGTTACTCAAAATAGATAAAAGAGGGGGTTGTTGCCCCCTTTTTTTGTACACTAAAAAACAATAACGCAACTTTTATATTTATAATAAATATACTATGGCTTGGAAATTAAAAAAAGAATGGGAGGGTAAAAGCATTGACACTATTAGAATACCCTTAAATGATTTATCACAAGAGCAAATAGAAAGACTTAACGAAAGCGTTAGAGATGCCTTATTTGTAAAAGAAAAACCTAAAAAGAAAAATGTTAGTAGTAAAGGACACATATAGAGATAGTTTTCAATGTAGCATCAATGAACTTCCTGATGAAGCTATAGATGCAATAAAAGAAAAGTATCCTGAATTTATAGAAAAATTTTTCGTATGATACAAGCAGCTTATCAAACGGGTTCAGTTTTTTTTCATAAAATTTATTTAAATCTTTATGATGAGTTCGATAGTACAACTCTTTTTAAACCTCTGGTTACTGTTACAAGTCAATTAACAGGAAAATCTAAGACATTTGTGGTGTTTTCTTTGTTTTCAACAAATAAAGAAAGATGGCTAGAGTGTATGTTTGCCACAACTACAACCTTGTCAGAAAACTTAACTTCAGGACTTGTAATTCTAGGAACAACAGACTTTCCACTAGGGTTCTATGATATGACTATTTATGAAAACAGTTCTAACACAAACCTAGACCCATCAGGATTAAATGTAGTATATACAGGATTAATGAATTTATATTCAACAACATCACCATCAGTAACATACAGCGAATATACTACTAATGATAGTGATACTGAAAGCGTTTATATAACAATATAATTATGAAATTAGACTTAATAAAATTATCACATTATAACATCCCTCATTTAGTAGAAGATACTAAAAATGATTGGATAAGTTTTGGACAAGACAACTTGTATCCTAACTACTTATTAGACCTATTCTTAGGAAGTGCTATCAATGGTGCTTTAATTAAGTCTATTGGTGCTATGATTTATGGTGAGGGTTTGGCGGCAACTAATGTTGATGATAATACAGACACTAAAGAAAGTTGGTTAAGACTAAACGAATTATTACACAATTCAGAAGATGATGTATTAAAAGACCTAGCAATGGATTTAAAGTTGTTCGGTGGTTGTTATGTTAATGTTATATGGAGTAGAGATAGAAGCAAAATAGCTAAGATAAATCACATACCTGCACAATACATACGTTCAGGAAAAATGATAGATGGTGAAATAGACAAATACTATTATAGTGCAGATTGGAGTAGAGTTAGAAAAGCAGAATACAAACCTAGAGCATATAGGGCATTTTCCGTAGAAGACAGAAGCGACGCAAGTCAAATCTTAATGATTAGAGATAAGAACCCCGCTTTATTCTACGGATTTGCACCTGATTATGTGGCAGCTACAGATTGGATACAAATGGAACTAGAGATTGCACAATTTCACTTATCTAATATAACATCAGGAATGACCCCCTCGATGCACGTTGGGTTCTCCAATGGTGTGCCTACAGATGAACAGAGAAGAACTATAGAAAGACAATTAAACGCTAAATTTGCAGGTAGTGGTAATGCAGGTAAAATACTTATCACTTTTAATGATGGAAAAGAAACTGCACCTATCATTGAACCTATACAAATGAATGATGCACAATCAGCGTGGGAAGGAATGTCTAAACAAGCAGTAAATCAAATACTAGCAGGACATAGAGTAACGTCACCAATTCTTTTTGGAATACGAGCAGAAGGTGGTGGACTTGGTAATAATGCAGATGAATTGCGTGATGCTTTTAGTTTATTTTCAAATACTGTAATCATACCCTTCCAACATACGCTTTTAAAAGGATTAGAGAAGATATTTAAAGTTAATGACATAAACCTTGATTTATACTTTAAATCGCTTAAACCTGCTGATTTCATAGACTTAGAAGTTACTAAGACACAATCAGAAGAAGACCAGATTAAAGAGGGTGTATCAAATGAAGATGTAAACACAGAAGATTTAGTTGAAATGTCAGATGATGATTTAAACTTAGTATTTGAAGAATTAGAGGGAGAAATAATTAATCTAGATGAGTGGGAGGTTGTTGATGAAAAGGACGAAGGAGAAGTGGATGATTATGAGCAATGGGCAAACAGTTTAATTAAAGAAACAAAAAGCAAGTTTGCAGATGAAATAAAAAGCAATGAGGACAAATGGAGTTCATTAGACAAGTCTTATTATAGAGTTAGGTTTAAGTATATTAAGAAAAGTAGAAAACCTAGTAAATCCACTAGAACATTCTGCAAGAATATGATGAGATTAGCAAAGGGTGGATTTGTATATAGACTAGAAGATATTGATAAAGCTAGTCGTGAGGGTGTAAATAAACAGCTAGGACACAAGGGTAGACCCTATGATTTATTTCGTTTTAAAGGAGGAGTTTATTGCCGCCACGCTTGGAAGATTATTCTATATAGACTTAAAGATGGAACAGAATTAAGAGAGGGACAAAGTATGGATGACTATAATAAAACAGATAGTATCCCTAAGTCCTACACACCAAAACCTAGAGGAATTAAAGATGCAGTAATAGCACCTGAGAATATGCCAAACAGAGGACATTATCCAGGAGTAAAATAAATTAAAATATGGCAATACAACACACATTATTTATAAGTAGTACACGGCTCAAGAAAGACACGGCTTTGGGGGGGTCGGTTGACGACAACCTTATAATGCCTTACATATTATTGGCACAAGATATGAATATACTTCCTGTTCTTGGAACTGATTTATATGAAGCACTAAAAACTAAAATACAAGACGGTAACTTGGCAGATGATTATAAGACACTTATGGAAACATATATACAACCTGCACTTGTTCAATTTTCTTTTGCTCAATTAGCACCTTATTTAAGATTACGATTTGTAAACAATGCAGTTGTGGTAATGGGTGCAACAGAACAATCTTCTAGTGCTACTTATGACGATATAAAACCCTTAATGGATACAGCTACAGATGCGGCACAGTTTTACAGACAAAGATTAATAGATTACTTAACAGACAAAGGAAGTTCAGCTTTTCCTGAATATGCTAGTAATAGTGATGCGGGAGAAATGTCCCCGACGGTACGCAATTATTACGCGGGGTTAAACCTTGATGTAGCACCACTAAGCAATAGAATGAAGAGTTTTTTACAGGGAGCAAATATTACAACGTATGACTGCTAAGGAAAGAAGAACATATCCAAAGAGTCTAGAGAACTTTAAGAAGTTAAAAAATTATATTAAAAAACTAAACAATGGGACAAAGACTAACCGACAAAAGTGCATTAAATAATCACACAGGAACAGGTGATTTATATATGGTTGTGGACGTATCAGACACAACAGGAAGTGCGGCAGGAACTTCAAAAAAATTAGATAGCAAGTTTGTTCTTCAAACAGATAAAATATCTTTAAGTAATGCAGAAATACTAGCACTTGGTTCAACCTCAAAGACCTTAGTTTCTGCACCAGGTTCAGGATATGCTATTGTACCTATATGTGCTATGCTTATGTGTACCTATGCTGCACCAGGAAATAGCTCGAAAGCGTCAATGTCTATTGCTCATGCAGACGCAGCTAACGAAGCATCTTTAAATTCTAACCCTATGGGGGACAGTGCAACAACTGATAATGTTTATAGATTTGAGAGTGTGGGAGGGGGTGTATTTACAAGAACAAGCAGCATAGATAATGTACCATTAATTTTACATTCTTCAAGTGCCGCTTTTAATGGGGGTTTTAGTGCTGACCTATATATTACTTATCAAATAATAAAATTATCATAATGATTAAATATTTACTTTTATTATTACCTTTTTTATCACTTGGACAAGGTGGGTTTTTTAAGTATTCTACTTTTTATACTTCTATGAGTATGAACACAAGTATGATAGAAAATCAAGATTATATAGCAGTTCAAAAAGGTTATGAGGATGTAACTCAGGTCAATCCTTATGACTACAATCTAACTATTGGTCTGAGAAAAATAGCACGATTTGATTATGAATATAAAGTTAAAACCTGGTATTATGGTACTGAGAAAGCTGTTGCTGACAATGTTACTATTGGTAATAGCGTTGGTTGGGAGTATTTACTTAATTATTCATTTATCCGTAATCGTGGTGATAGATATACTAATCAAGACTTTTGGCTTAGACATCTTGGACAGAAATGTGTAACTAAAATACAATTAAAGAATGATGAAAGACGCAATCTTGAATTTATTTCGTTTGATACGAGATATAGACTACAAAGTGGTAATTTCGATTTTACTTTGGGCGTTATGGGTAGGCAGCATCCTGTTTATCACATACTTCCTATTGAGGATTTTTGGGTAAGTGGAGAAAATACATTCAATGATTTAGCAGAAGATTTTGGATATTCTACAGAATATGTGCAAGGTAGTTGGCATTGGTTTAATAATGACGAATTAATAGCAACTTCAAATGATGAGTTCTACAAGCATTATTTTGGTGAAGCTATAGCAAACTATAACAATGAGCAATTGGAGGCGTTAGGAAGCGTCTATGAGCTTTCTATGGCTATTGGAGTAGCTTATTATAAGTACACAAACAAAGCATGGCTACATACTTGGTTAAATTGTATGCCTATCCACTATGGATTAAGTGACTATAGTTATGAGTATGATGGAGTAGGGTTGGACTTAGATGCAGGTATAGTAGCAGGACTTAGAATAACAAAACATTTAGGGGTTTTTGTAGAAGGAACATATTTGAATTATTGGGAAAAACCTGTATATGAGTGCAAGTTTGGTTTTAACTATTTAATGTTTTAAGTATGAAAAGAATTTTATCTATATTATTTTTTATTAGTTCGTTTGCTTTTGGACAATATGATTTTGAACAATTATGTTTGCAATGTGCAGAAGCAGGAGGTTTTTATTGTGGTGATGACCCTGCTAATTGGACGCAGTATGCACCCGATGGTTGTGTTCAATCATCTTGGATAAATGATGGGTGGGAAGATTGTGTCGATTCGGGGGATGAAAATGAAGCTGTACCCACATCACCTTTAGATTGTATTCCACCACCACCTGAATGTGATACTGTATATGTAACAAACTTTCAAATAGACACACTAGAAATCCCTTTTTATATATATGAAACCATCCTGCAATTAGACACAATAATTGAAACAGAATACATCACTCAAATAGTTATAGATACTGTAGAGATAGAAACACTTGTGCCTGAATATATATATATTACTGATACCGTTACTTTATATGAGGACGTTTTAGACACTCTTTATGTAGATGTAATAGAAGAAGTAGAGGTTGTGGTTTTTGATACTATAATAGAAACTGAATACGTTGAGTTTTTTATAACTGATACAGTAGTAGAATATCAAGATGTGATAATAACAGAATACATAGATTGTGCGACAGGATTGCCTTGTAATTCAGGGATAGAAGAATTAATTGACAAGTCTATGCAAAGTAATTTAATCTATAATATTTACGGACAGGTGATAAGAAAACCCGAAGGAATATATATAGAAAATGGTAAAATAAAATATAAGTTATGATGAATATATTTAAAGATAATAATGATTGGAACGAAAAATCTATTATTGGTTTTGTAGCGTTCTTAATAATGTGCATAATAATGATTGCTGATTTACTTACAGGATGGGTTGGAAAAGACCTCGTCATCAATTCAAATATATACGACAGTTTCGTTTGGGTTGTTTTAGGATGTTTTGGTATTAGTGGAGTGGAAAAGTTTTCTGGTAAAAAATGTGATAACTCTTGTAAATAATGAAAAAAGAACTTTCTGAAAATTCAAAAGTAGAAGTTAGTTTAAAAACACTAGGAGGTATTGGTGTGCTTATAGCAACGCTAGTAGGAATGTGGTTTCAATTAAATGCTTCAATAGATGAGGCAAAACTATTGCCAGAACCACCACCACCCGAAGTTACTAAGATGGAATTTCAAATGAAAGACGAAATGATACGTCAAACTATATTAACGACACAGGAAGATGTTAATGAGATTAAAGAAGATATGAAGTACCTTAGAAACAAGATAGACGATATGCAATGAATATAACTAACTTTTTATATGTCTTAATTTCGTTGTTATTCTTTATAGTTGGAATAGCAAGTGGGCAAGACTTTTTAAATGAAGCCAACTTTGAAGATAAGATTGCAAAAGATATTGTAGCAGTAGAATTTTGGGTAGATTGGAATAAATCAAATGAGTTTGCTGATTTTTCAGAACTTAAAGATTGTGAAA